AGACCCGTCGGCTGCATCCGAGGCCAGTCCGACTTGACGCCCCTCTTGCCCTGGCTCCGCAGATACCGCGAATGGCTAGAGGACCGCGTACGAGTCAACCGCTACAAGAACGCCTTCCTCTGGCACGTCAAACTCACAGGCGCACAGGCCGGAGACATCCAGGGCAAACAGGCACAGTACACCGAGCCCCCATCCCCAGGCTCCGTCATCGTCACCGACGAGAACGAAGAATGGTCCCCCGTCCAACCCAACATCCAGGCCGAGGACGTAGAGGCCGACGGCAAAGCATTGAGACTTATGATCGCAGCGGGCGCCGGCGTCCCCCTGCACTACCTGGCAGAAGCCGAGAGCGCCACCAGAGCCACCGCCGCCGAGATGACCGGGCCCACCATGCGCCACTACGAGCACCGCCAGAAGTTCTTCTGTGACCTGATCGTCGACGTCGTAGAGAAGGCAGCCCACCGCGCCCACATCCTCGGCAGACTCCACTACCCCCGCGCCAAGCAAGGAGCACCAAGCGGCCTCCAACTCACCTACACCGTCTCCGCCCTCAGAGAGCAAGACAGCTTCCAGGTTGCCCGAGCAGCCAAGACCATTGTCGAATACCTCCGCCAGCTCAAGGCTCTAGGCTGGATCACCGACCGCAAAGCCATCGAGCTTGCCTACAAGTTCGCAGGTGAGATCATCGACGTGGAAGCCATGATGCGAGACCTCAAAGAGGCCGGAATAAAGCCCACCGACACACCCACCGACGGCGGCGATGGCGACAGCACCCCGCCAGATCAGGATCCGCTCGAGAAGAAACTGTCACCATAGCGAGATGCATCCTGAGTGCATCGAAGGAGGAGGCTAACCATGCCAGACTGTGAAATCTGCGGAAAACCCTACAAGAGCAGGAGCGGACTCGCCACACACCGCAAGACCCACGACGCCGAACCCGACGGGCCACCCCTCGACTTCGCCCCCGCCAGCCACGACGCCGATCTCCTCAAGAGCCTCGACCCCACCCGCAACCGACACCGGGACGCGAGGGCCCTCGACGACGCCTGCGCGGCCCTAGGCATCGACCCCGCCAACGTCCTCAGCTTCAAGGTCTACGAAGACAAGGTAGTCATCATCGAGGGGCCGACCGGCTTCAAACGCACATGGACCCGCGAGGTATAGCATGACCAAGCCACAACAGCTCGAGGAAACCATCAGACTCACCCTGGCCTCCAATCTCACCGACACGGCACGCTACGCAGTCACCCTTATCAAGGCCGGGCCCACCACCCACCGCTGGAACTTCCCGCCCGCCGTCCTACAGCTCGCAGTCGCCCGCTTCCAAGGCGCTGCCTGCTTCGTCGACCACGCACAGTCGGGCTTCTTCAGCGACGCCAATCCCAGCCTCAAAGACCTCGCGGGCGTCATCACCGACGTAACCTGGGACGCCGCGGTCACACCCTCGGGTGCACTGACCGGTCGACTGTCCCTCAACCGCACACCAGCCGCCGACTGGCTTGAGCTATTGCTCGACCAGATCATCTCAGACCGAGAGGAGGGCTTGCCTATACCAAACGTGGGACTGTCTGCGGACCTGTTCACCGGCTACTACATGGACGGTGACACCAGAATCGCCACGGAGATCCGCAGAGTGCAGTCCGTTGACGTTGTGTTCGACCCCGCCGCCGGCGGGGCGTTTGATCGCGTCCTCAACTCCATGAAAGGGGGAAGTACCATGAAGGACGAAATCACCACCAATCCAGGGGCACAACCGCCAGACTCGCCGCCCGCCTCGACGCCCCCCAGGGCCGAGGAGACACGAGTCACACAGGACGTCCAACTCGGACACGCCGCGCAAGCCCAGTCCACCAGCGCAGCGATCAACACCGCAGCCGCCATGGACGCAGCGGCACAGCAGGCCCAAGACCTGCTACGCTCCCAATGTCAGACGGTCCTCGAGGGCGCTCTCACCTGGTGCGACCTGCCGCAACCGATGAAGGACGCCATCAGAGCCCAGTTCGCAGGCCGCGCCTTCGCGCCAGACACCCTCGACGCCGAGATCAAGCGCTACCGAACCATGCTCGCCGGCATGCTCGAGGACAAGGTCATCACCGGCGCTGGCCAGGCCGTGGACGGCGCCCGCACTTCCGGCATGCTCACCACCATGGACCGCGTACAGCTCGCCTTCGACCGTCTCATGGGCCTGCCCATCCCGGACGCCCAGTCCGACATCCCCAGGCTGTCGGGCATCCGCGAGCTCTACCTCATGATGACCGGCGACCACGACTTCTACGGGCGCTTCTACCCCGAGAGAGTCAAGCTCGCCAACGTCACCACGGCATCGATGACCTCCGTGGTCAAGAACGCCCTCAACAAAGTCCTGTTGCAGGCGTACAACGTCCGCCCGCGGTGGTGGGCTCCCATCGCCCACGAGGAGGACTTCGGCAACCTCAACACCATCACCTGGATGAAGAGCGGAGGCATCGGAGCCCTGCCCACCGTTACAGAGGGCGGCGCCTACACCGAGCTGGACTGGTCGGACAACGAGGAGACAGGCACCTTCCTCAAGAAAGGCGGCTACATCGGCATCACCCTCGAGATGATGGACCGCGACGACGTGGGATCCGTCAAGCGCATCCCCAGGGAGCTCGGCAACGCTGCCTGGCGCACGCTCTCAGCCCTGGTCTCGGCCCTCTTCACCGACGACTCAGACGTGGGGCCCCACATGAGCGGCGACGGCCTCAACGTGTTCAGTGTCGCCACCCACGTCAACCTACTCACCACAGCCCTCAGCGCCGCCGCGTGGGACGTGGTAGTCCAGGCCGTCTACCAGCAGACGGAGCCGACGTCCAGCGCCCCGCTTGCTATCCGCCCGCAGTTCTGCCTTGTCCCCATCGAGCTTGAGAGGACAGCCCTCAGCATCTTCGAGCAGCCGTGGTCAGTGGAAGCTACCTACCACTACCTCGAGCCGAGGGCAGGCAGCGCGCGAGTCGTCGTCGTGCCGGAGTGGACCGACCCCAACAACTGGGCCGCGGCGTGCGACCCCAACGACTGCCCGGGCATCTGCATCGGCTACAGGTACGGGCGAGAGCCCGAGCTGTTCCTCGCCGACGATCAGACAGTGGGCTCCATGTTCACCAACGACGAGATGCGAATCAAGTGCCGCTTCTTCGTCGCCGTAGGTGTTGCGGACTACCGTCCGCTGCACAAGAACAACGTCGGGTAATGGTGACACAGGTCCCGCCAGCTCGCGGGGCCCCAGTCACCAACAGTGGTGACAGCGATCGGAGATGGCCATCAACTTGAGCGTGGCCCGCTGCACCAAATGACAGGAGGCTTACATGGTCACAGCAGCGTGGATAGCAGCCATCCTCTCAACCGTCCTGGCTCTAGCGCTCGAACTCATCCCAGGGCTCCGCAAGCGCTGGGACGCCCTCGGCTGGGAACAGAAGCGCTTCGCCTGGCTCGTAGGTTCCCTGATCCTCGGTGCGGCCCCCTGGATCCTCGGCTGCACAGGCCGCATCCTCAACATCTCCATCACCTTCGTGTCGTGGGCTGGCTCCTGCGAGATCAACACACTAGCGACCGGACTCCAGGTGGGGTTCGTCGCCTACTTTGCATCCCAAGCCACTCACGGAGCCGCCCACGCCGTCAAGACCGTCACCGGGAAAGGAGAGTGACACCATGGCTAGCGAAGTCATGCGCACCATCGGCCTCCACCACGAGGCCATAGTCGCCACCAACGGCATCATCTGCTTCTCGGCCCTAGAGGAGATGACCGTCGTTGGCGTAAGCCTCTGCGCCAGCCTCTTCTCAGGCTCGCCCACCGGCTGCACCATCGACATCCAGGACGACACCGCCGACGTGATCACCGCTATCACCGCCAACACCGCACTGACGCCGGGCACCTGGAAGTCGGTCCACATGGGCGGCACCAACGCCGCCGTCGTCATCGCCGCCGGCAGCGTCATCGAGATCGACCTCAACCTGACCGCCGGTTCCACGCCGACAGCCGTCATCGACGTGGTAATCTGGTATCTCGCCGGAGACCAGGGCTAGTAGAATCGCGTGCCGAGGCGTGCGCCATCCACGCATCGGCACGCCAACGGGCGGGCAGAGAGAGCGGATTCGGGGGAGCCGCGCTCTGCCCGCTCCCTAACGCTTCCCCAACGCTCGCACCCACGCTGCATCCTGAGTAGGGCGCAGCCCGTATCGAAGGACGCATGGAGTTTCACCGAGGGCTAGTCAGAGCCTACGACGCCACCACGCACACCGCCGCCGTCCTCCTGGCCGGCTCCATGTCCAGGGTTCTTCTCAGCGTTCCCGTCGCCCAACAGGTGCCACCAGACCACATGACCCAGGGCGCCGCGTGCGCTGTTGCCTTCTTCGCAGAAGGCTCACAAGCCCTCGTAATCTCCACCTTCGGCAGCCCACCCGCACCACCCCTGATCACCGACGAATGGGGACCGACTCTCACGCTCACCGACATCATGCGAGGGTGGTCCGACGACTTCCAGGGAGACACCCTCGAC